CTGTGTAAGTGTAACTTCTTGACGTGCAAAATTAGTAGCTTCATCTTTGATACCACCATTCTGGTCAAAGATCTGTGAGTAAAAATCATCTTCATATGCCTTCATCAACTCCTTGGTAATCTTTGGTGTCTGTATACCATTACCCTGTAGCTCCATAACTCTACGCATAGCTTTTTCACGCATCTTAGCACGGCCAAGAATGTATGCAAACGCATCGTCAGTCGCTGCCATAATCTTAGTAGAGTATGTCAGAAGGTTACTGTTGTTCATACTACGTGCCATGTTAGCCATACGAAATACAGCTATATCACCGGGGCTAGCATTACCACTATCTTCGTAATATCTGCGTAGTAGCTCCCAGTTTTGATCGCCACGAGTAAAATCAAAATATCTAGTCTTAGCGTTAGCTATGTCACCTTTCCAGTAAGAGTTAAGTTTAGTTCTAAATAATTGAAACGACTCAGGTATAGCTTCTATCATAGCATTGACGGATGCAAGACTTGCTCGAAGTGTAGATGCGTCACCATCAAACGGGTAACGTACAGCAGCACCTAGAGCTGTGCCTAGTGGTCTTAAGAATGTAGCCGCAGATGTACCCATAATCGCCCTTATAGGCGTTTTAGGGCCGCTTAGGACACTATGGGTCATAACACCCTCTAGCTCTCTTATAAGAGCACCTGTACGGTTTATATCCTTAGCATTTAATTTACCACCTCGTATAACAGTTCTAGCCCACTTGTCAAAGTCATCAACTGTGTTTATGTTGTCCATCATAGAAAATGTTTCTAGCATGGCGTTCAGTAAATCATCGTCATTACTGTCTTTAGTTAGCTTGAGTATAGACATAATTGACTCTCTAGCATCAGCTACATCAGCTTTGACAGCTTCTTCTACAGCGTTCTTTCTAGCTTTACCAGCACCCAATGCTCTAAATGCGTCAGATAACACAAATCTAGACTTCTTAGTTTCGTATAAAAGAGTTAGCATTGTGTCCATAATCTGTGACGCAGGGCCATCTATATCGTTAACATCAACTAAGTCTGAAATTTCACGTGCAGCAATACCTGTATCTTGCAATGATTTAAGTAGTGAGCCCATGAGTAGATCTGAAGCTACAACTTTTTCTGGTGGTATGATAGCTTCTCCACCTACTATATCTTTTTCAGCTTCTAGTATTTCTTTTAGATACTCACCGGCAGACATATCTGCTGGGTTTCTACCTTGTGTAATACGTTGATGTGTTTCAACTGCATCTTTGTACTTATCAATAACAGCTTTTCTGTTACCCTTAGCAGCAGCAAGTTCTTTGTCAAACTTATCTGTGCTTACAAGTCCACGTAAGATACGCTCGATTGTGTCATCAGTTGTACCACTTTCACGTGCTATACGCTCACGTTCTACTGGTGTAGTTACAGAACCTGTAGAGCCTTCTTCAGCACCCCACTCAGTTCTTGTACGTTTTAGCTGCTCACGTGCAGTAGGAACATCAACCTGTGATGTATGTGCTCCTTGATGTGGTTCTGCAAGTGGTGCGTTTTTATCAGCTCTAAACTGAGCGTCACCTCTACGTAGCTGTGCTATGCCATTTTCTACTGTCTGATCTTTGATACTTTTATTACGTTTTGTAATCTGTTCTATAGCTGTGCCGCCACCTTTCTTGATTGCATATACTGCACCATCAAAGAATAGACCTATGCCCATACCTTCTACGATGTTTTTGACTTTCATCATAATAGGATGGTCAGTATCTTTGGTAGATATTGGTGTGTCAACCCAACCATATCTGTCACGTAACGCACCTAATGCGTTTTCTCCATCTGACTCTTTTGATATAAGGTCAGACACAGCTCCTACGGCTGCACCTCTAGCTAGGTTGCTAGTTGTTATAGCTGTAAGACCGGCTGGTATAGACACAATACCTGTTGCTGCTGCACCTTTTGCTGCTAGTACAGTACCAGCTGCTAGAGATCCAAAGTGTACCAGTCCACGTAGTTGCTTACCCCACCATGTTTTGGTTTCGATGGGGTTATCGTATGCGTCAAACGGTGTCCAGTCTGGTTTGTATGTACCAGTCTCTTTTCGTTGACGCTGCATTTCACCTGATAACGCATCTGCTGTACGCTCAGGAAATGTTGCAAGAGAGGATGCAGTGTCTTGTAAACCACCTGATAGAATGGACTGACCCTCTTTTATAAATGCTTTAGCACCCCAAGTCTCCGAATCTCTGGGATCTTCTTGTTCTGCTAAGGCTTGTTTTTCTTTTTCTTCGGCTTCAGCTTTTAGTTTCTTGCTTTCCTCTAGACGTGCTCGTTCTTCATTTAAGAACTCTTGCATCTTTTGTGCAGCTAAGTCAACTGTTCCACCGTCTATGTTTGCCACATACTGTTGTGGGTTAGAATCAGTCATCAAATCCTCTTAATTGTCGTTTTGTTAGCTTCGCTCTTTCAGCTTTCTTCTTATCTCTTTCTGCTTTTTTGGCTGCTCTGTTTTCATCTAGTTGTCTCTGTAATTTTTCTAGATCAGAGATTAGAATGTCAGCTACATCTTTTTGTAAGTTTTCAAATTTAGCAAAGTAGTTATTTTGTAAGTTAGGAAAGATTTTATTTATAGCTTCTAACTCTTCTGGCCTTAGATTTGTCATTCTACGGTAGCCTTCAGTCTCGCTAGTTACAGCTCCACGTATAGCATTTTTACGATTTGCTTTTTCTTTCATACGCATGATAACAAGATAACTTTGTAAATCTTCAGTCATCTTAGCATTTAAGTCTAGATCTAGCTTTTCTGCATTTTGTGCAAAGTATGCCATAGCATCTTGAGTAAAGTTATACATGCCTATGTTTTCTATTTGACCACGGCTAGCCATATCAATAACTTGGCCTAAAGTTAATTTAGTTAGATTTGTTCCTTCTCTACCCGGTCTAGAACCTCTTCTAATTGTATAAGAATCTTCATCTATATTATCACCAGAGTTTTCTGACCACACTTTTAATGCTTTTTCAAAGTCTCTTTTATCGCCAAAACTCATATTGATAATAGCTGTGTTATCATTAGGATTTTTAGTAAAAGCATTTTTTTGTTTTACATCTTGAAACACCTCAGCATAAGGGTTGACCATCTTGGTTTCTGGATTGTAGATGTTTAAGGTTTCTGCTCGTTGATAGGCAGCTTCTGTACCACTTAACACTTCTACTTCACCTTTATCATTTATAATAGTTACCTTTAGGCCACCATAATATCTAAGTATTTCTTCTCGATTATTGTTGTTATCAGTTACAAAGTCAAGAAGTCTGTTTACAGGTTCACCTTCAAATGCTTGTTTAGTTTGAAAAAAGGTACGATCTTTTGCTATCTTTGCCTGTACATTTAAGTATGACTGTGCTCCAGACTCTGCTAAAGGTATAGGGCCATCAGCTATAGCTTTATTTATTGCCTTAAGATTAGTCTCAGATAATATACCTACAGTAATTTTACCTGATCCATCTTTAGTTCCTAATATTGTATCACGATAATCTCGTACTGTATAGTCTGGATTAGCAGCTATCGCAGCTTCAAAAGTTTTAAGACCTTGACCTTGACCATCAACATCAAGAAACTGTGCTTTGTACTGATCCATTAGTCTTTCGACAATACGTATATCGTCTGGAGTTAGACTCTGTGTTGCTGGATCTATACTTTTTACAGTTGGCTCGATAAACTTTTCTCGTACATCTTTAAAATGACTTGCATACTTATCAGCAACAGTAACGTTAATATCTCTTTGACCACCTGTTTCTGTTTGCTTGAGAGCAGACTTGAGTATCTCAGGTATAGGTGTAATACCCTCTTTGTAGAATGGTTGTTTTTTAAAGTCTCTGAGTAGACCACCAATCTGAGATGGATCTAGTTTAGTAGTACCTGTAGCGTCTTTGTTTTTGAACATCAAAGGTATAACGTTCTGGTTTACAAACGCATTGGCTTCTGATATAGCTTGAGACTTATCATCTTCCATTCTAGCTTTTTCTACATCGTTAATAGCCTTTGATAACTCTTGTATATTAGATCTTTGTCTGGCTACAAATGGGGTAGTCTGGTCTTTCTGTGCATCTACAAATGCTTGTAAACTATCATACTTTTTGTTGTTCTCATTAGCAGCAAAATATGGTAGATTCTGATATATCTCTCTAGCTTCGTGAGGTAGTATTTCGCCACCTTTAACTAAATCAGCTACACGTCTAAAGAAAAAGTCTGTAGCTTGACCTTTGCTTAAATTTTTTTCTGCTGCTATCTGATCTACAATACCATCTTTTTTAAATATAGTATCATCAAATCTTTTACCAGTCTTCTTATCCTTTACATATGCACCTTTTACAGCTGTAATAATTCTGTTGTCACGTATGTAGTTTTGTTCTTCTTGAAACTTTTTGTCTAAAGCAAACTGAAAGTTACTTTGAGCTTTATTAATCTGTGCCTGTACTTTAGGCATGATATCCTTATACAAACGTTTTTTAAATCTTTTACTATAAGGATCACCACCATTTATAAACTCGTTATATATGGCAGTTCTGATAAAAGCTTCTTTGGTGCGTTCGGCATACTCGTTAAACTGGTCATTAGTAG